GCGAACTCATCGCTCCGGCGCGTTCGCGCGACTCGGGCAACACCATCCTCGCCAAGGAGTTTCGTGGCGGCGTGCTGGTGATGACCGGCGCGAACAGCGCGGTGGGCCTGCGCTCGATGCCGGTGCGCTATCTCTTTCTCGACGAGGTGGACGCCTACCCGCTCGATGTCGAGGGGGAGGGCGATGCGATCTCGCTCGCTGAGGCGCGCACGCGCACCTTTGCGCGGCGCAAGATCTTCATCGTCTCGACGCCGACGATCGCGGGCGCCTCGGCCATCGAGCGTGAGTACGAGGCCAGCGACCAGCGCCGCTACTTCGTGCCCTGCCCGCATTGCTCGCACCGGCAGTGGCTGCGCTTCGAGCAACTGCGTTGGGAGAAGGGCCGGCCCGAGACGGCGGCGTATGTGTGCGAATCATGCGAGACGGCGATCGCCGAGCACCACAAGACCTGGATGCTGGAGCACGGCGAGTGGCGCGCGACGGCGGAAGGCGCGGGCAAGACGGCGGGGTTTCATCTGTCGTCGCTGTACAGCCCGCTGGGCTGGCGCGCCTGGTGCGAGATCGCCGCCGCGTGGGAAGCCGCCGTGAGCAAGGAAACCGGATCGAGCGCCGCGATCAAGACCTTCAAGAACACCGAGCTCGGCGAGACCTGGGTCGAGGAGAGCGAAGCGCCCGACTGGCAACGCCTGCTGGAGCGCCGCGAGGACTATGCCATCGGCACCATTCCCGCCGGCGGGCTCTTGCTCACCGCCGGCGCCGACGTGCAGAAGGACCGCATCGAGGTGTCGGTGTGGGCCTTCGGGCGCGGCAAGACGTGTTGGCTCGTCGAGCACCGCGTGCTGATGGGGGACACGGCGCGCGAAGCGGTCTGGCAGCGCTTGGCCGACCTGCTCGCCGAGACCTGGACGCACGAGAGCGGCGCGCAGCTGCCGCTGGCCCGCCTGGCGGTGGACACCGGCTTTGCGACGCAGGAGGCCTACGCCTTCGTGCGCCGGGTGCGTGACGGCCGGGTGATGGCGGTCAAGGGCGCGCCCAAAGGGGTGGCGCTGATCGGCACCCCCACCGCGGTCGACGTGACCCAGGGCGGCAAGCGGCTGCGCCGGGGCGTGAAAGTGTTCTCGGTGGCGGTGGGCATCGCCAAGCGCGAGCTCTACGACCACCTGCGCCTCGCCCCCGAAGTAGCCGAGGACGGCGTGACGGTGACGTACCCCGCCGGCTACGTGCACCTGCCGAAGATCGACGCCGAGTTCCTCCAGCAACTGTGCGCCGAGCAGCTCGTCACCCGGCGCGACCGCCACGGCTTTGCGGTGCGCGAATGGCAGAAGATGCGCGAGCGCAACGAGGCGCTGGACTGCTATGTGTATGCCCGCGCCGCGGCCAGTGCCGCGGGGCTGGACCGTTTCGAGGAACGCCACTGGCGCGAACTGGAGCGGCAACTGGGGCTGCCGCCGCCCGATGAGCCCATGCCGTCGAACGAAATGCCCGTCGAACGACCTCCCGAGGCCACCCATCGAGGTGGCCTCGCTACTTCTACGAACCGCCACCCCGGCCGGCGTGTGATCAAAAGCCGCTGGCTGGCCTGAGCCTTCAAGGAGAGCACATGAGTCTGGCCACCCGCATCGAAAGCCTCGTCCTCCGCGTCGCGCAGGAGTTCAACGACGTCCGCGCGAAGGCCGGGAACCTCGCCCAGCTCACCACCACCGACAAGTCGAGCCTGGTGGCGGCCATCAACGAACTGAAGGCCGCGGTGCAGGCCTCGGGGGCGATCGACGACACCCAGGTCGCCACGAGCAGCACCTACTCCTCGCACAAGATCGTCACGCTGCTCGACACGCTCAAGGCCGAGATCCTGGGCGGGGCCGATGCCGCCTACGACACGCTGCTGGAGATCCAGCAGCTGCTGCAAGACGGCACCAGCGGCCTGGACGCGCTGCTTGCCGCGGTCAACCACCGCGTGCGCTTCGACGCGGCGCAGACCCTCACCGCCGCTGAAGCCGCCCAGGCGCGCAGCAACATCGGCGCCGTGGCCGCGGCCGACGTGGGCGACACCGACACCGACTTCGTCGCGATCTTCGAAGGGGCCCTGGTCTGATGAGTCTGGCCTCGCGCATCGGCGCCTTGGCCGGCCGCATCGGGCGGGAGGTCAAGGTCAAGGTCGGCGCCGACCACCCGGGTCTGGCGCGCGCCTGGGTGTGTTTCGGCTATGTCGGCAACCAGGTCGTCGTGCGCGCTGCGCACAACGTCGCCTCGGTCACGCGGCTGGCCGCAGGGCGCTACCGCGTGAGCTTCGCCAGCCCGCTGCCGGACGCGAACTATGCCTGGGTGGGCGTGGCCCGCAGCAGCACCAACAGCGGCACGCAGCGGCTGCTGATCGTGCGCGCGACCGCCGACGAGAAGACGCCGACGCACGTCGATGTGGGCTGCGCGACCACCGCGGCGTCCTTCGCCGACTCCGCCGAGATCAACCTCGTGGTCTACCGCTGATGGCCTACACCCAAGCCGACCTCGAGGCCCTGCAAGCCGCGCTCGCCAAGGGCGAGAAGCGCGTGAGCTTCGGCGACAAGACGGTCGAGTACCGCTCGATCGAGGAGTTGCAAGCCGCCATCCGGGCGGTCAAGCGTGACCTGCACGAACAGGCCGTGGCCACGGGGCTGTGGCCCAGCGCGCCGCGGCAGATCCGGATTCATACCCGCAAAGCGACCTGAGGGTTCATCATGCGTGAGACGACGCAAAGCGCGCTCGACTGGCGCCGCTATCCCAACTTTCGTCCCGAGGAGTTTCGCTGCCGGCACACTGGGCGGCTGCGCATGGATCCGGGGTTTATGGAGCGGCTGCAGCGGCTGCGCAGCGCCTATGGCCGCTCGATGGTGATCACCAGCGGTTACCGCGATCCGACCCACCCGGCCGAGGCGGCCAAGACGAGCAGCGGCGCCCACACCCTGGGGCGGGCCTGCGACGTGGCCGTGCACGGTCGCGATGCCCTCGATCTCGTCGTGCTCGCGGTGGCCCACGGCTTTACCGGCATCGGGGTGCAGCAGCGGGGACTGCGGCGTTTCATCCATCTGGACGACTTGGACGCCACGACGGACCGTCCGCGTCCGACCCTGTGGAGCTACGCGTGAGCTGGTGGAGCGGTCTCAAGCGCCGCATCTTCGGTGCGAGCCCGACCTACGACGGCGTGGGCGGCGGCCGTAGGGCCGTCGCCTGGCAGGTCGGCAATCCCGGGGCGGTCGCGGCGCTGGCTTTCACGCAGAACGAACTGCGCGCCAAGAGCCGCGATCTCGCCCGGCGCAACGCCTGGGCGGCCGCGGGCATCGAAGCCTTCGTGGCCAATGCCATCGGCACCGGCATCAAGCCGCAGAGCATGGTGCAGGACCCGGCCGTGCGCGAGGCCATCCACGCGTTGTGGTGGGACTGGGTGGAGGAGGCCGATGCCGCAGGACTCACCGACTTCTACGGCCTGCAGGCGCTCGCGTGCCGCGCGATGCTCGAAGGCGGCGAGGCGCTGGTGCGCCTGCGCTGGCGCCGCCCCGAGGACGGTCTGCCGGTGGGTCTGCAGCTGCAGGTGCTCGAGCCCGAACACCTGCCGACGACGCTCAACCGCGACCTGCCTTCAGGCAACGTGATCCGCGCCGGCATCGAGTTTGACCGGCTCGGGCGGCGGGTGGCCTATCACCTGACCCGCTCGCACCCCGGGGACGGGAGTCTGGCGCCGATGTCCGGCACGGGCGGCATGGAGACCGTGCGCGTGCCGGCGGACGAGGTCATCCACCTGTTCCGCCCGCTGCGCCCGGGGCAGATCCGCGGCGAGCCCTGGCTCGCGCGGGCGCTGGTGAAGCTGCACGAACTCGACCAGTACGACGACGCGGAACTGGTGCGCAAGAAGACCGCGGCGATGTTCGCCGGCTTCATCACGCGGCTCGCCCCCGAGGACACCCTGATGGGCGAAGGGCTGCCGGACGCCCAGGGCGCGGCGCTCGCCGGGCTGGAACCCGGCACCTTGCAGATCCTGGAGCCGGGCGAGGACATCAAGTTCTCGGCGCCAGCCGATGTCGGCAGTTCCTACGCCGAGTTCATGCGCCAGCAGTTCCGGGCCGTGGCCGCCGCCATGGGCATCACCTACGAGATGCTCACCGGTGATCTCACCCAGGTGAACTACTCCAGCATCCGCGCGGGGCTGCTGGAGTTCCGCCGCCGTTGCGAGGCCATCCAGCACGGGGTGATCGTGCACCAGCTGTGCCGCCCGGTGTGGCGGGCCTGGATGGAGCAGGCCGTGCTCGAAGGGGCGCTGAGCCTGCCCGGCTACGCCCGCCGCCCTCGGACGTACCAGGCCGCCAAGTGGATCCCGCAGGGCTGGCAGTGGGTCGATCCCTTGAAGGAGTTCAACGCGCTCAAGCTCGCGATCCGCGCAGGGCTCTTGAGCCGCTCGGAGGCGATCTCGGCCTACGGCTATGACGCCGAGGACATCGACCGCGAGATCGCGGCGGACAACCGGCGCGCCGATGAACTGGGGCTGGTCTTCGACTCGGATCCGCGGCACGACCAACCGACGCCGCCGGTGCCGACACCTGCGCCCGACACCGAACTTCAGGACTGACACCGATGCTGCCCCATCTCGCCGCCCGCCTGTTCGGGACGCCCTTGCTCGTCCAGCGCGCCAAGCTCGACCTGATCCTCGCGGTGCTCTCCGAGCGCTTGCATCTGGCCGCGCCGGACGTCGAACTCGCGCCGCCGCTGCCGAGGGCCCCGAACCCTCCGGCGTCTGCGTCAAGCTCGATCGCCGTCCTGCCGATCCACGGCACCCTGGTCAAGCGCACGCTGGGGCTGGAGGCGGCCTCGGGGCTGACCAGCTACGCCGAGATCGGCGCGCGGCTGGAGGCAGCCCTTGGCGACCCTCTGGTGGCAGGCATCGTCCTCGACATCGACTCGCCCGGCGGTGAGACCGGCGGGTGCTTCGAGCTCGCACGCCGCGTGCGCGAGGCGGCCGCCGTGAAGCCCGTCTGGGCCGTGGCCAACGACGCCGCCTTCTCCGCGGCCTACGCCATCGGCTGTGCCGCGCAGCGGCTCTTCGTCACCGAGACCGGCGGCGTGG